GCCCGCATCCACCGGGAAGGGAACTTCATCCGTATAAGGGTTCGTCCCGGCGGGGAATGCCTCTGTAACGATGCCGACCTTGAGTGCCATCAGGTGAACCTCATAATTGAATCGTTAGTGGTGCCGCGCTTGTACAACGCGAGTCCCTCAGGGTGACAAACATACAGGGGCGAAGCTTGACCGATAACCTGTTCCCTTAGTTGATAACTGTTGGCAGGGTTGGCGGCCGTGTTGGGCGACACCTTCTGCACCGTCGAGACCGCGATCAGAATATTGTCAGAGTCACCAGATACAACTTGGAATATGTTATCCCCATTAAGCGAATCCCAAGTGGTCGGCGGCCCCTGCTGCACGCCTGCTCCATAAAGTGCGATGTTGCGGCACGGTGCCGAGTTTCCATTAACCCACAAAGTTGCAGCGCGGCCTTCCCTCTTCGACATATAGAAGCGCACATTGCTTGCCCCGCGTACCTCAACTCCAGCTGTAGGGTTCCACCCTTCTTGCCAAATCTCCTTAGCGATCTCGTTATTGTGCCCATAGAACGCAAGCGGTTCGCTGGTCCCATTAATGAGCAATACACGAACATCGACCTGACCTGCACCTCGTCCAACACCAGTAAGGAAGTAGTGTCTCCCGCCACCACCACCACTGAATGTGTACATCTGCCGACTGTTCGTAGGCCACAGAGGATTAATGTATTGCCACTCTGTGAATACCCCAAATATCGTTGAACGGCGGCCCACTCGCCAATGGACGTGGCTGAAACGGTCCACCGAATAAAGCAAGGCTCCTGAAATGTTTGCTACAGGAGTCGAGGTGCCGCCAATACGACGAGTGCGAATACCAAAGTCATTGATGCAGGCCGTGCCTGCGGCGCTACTGTCTGTCGTTATTATGTAGACAGTGCCGGTGGTCGGCAACCATGATGGAACAGAGCAAATGGATGTCTTCTCAATGCCAACCCCGAATAACTTAGTGTCAGCCTTGAGGTTGATCGGTTTACTGATGTAATAAATGCCACGCGGCATGAACACACGGTTGTGCCCAAGCCGTGCGGCCTCGACAATGGCCGCATTGATCGCATCCCAACTATCTACCGGGACATTCACTCCATCGCCACGCAGGTTTAGATAGTCCCCATAGAGCACATTCTGGTATTTGCTCTGGTAAAAGAGTTTGCTTGGGTCGCTGAGATTCGGGTAGACAAACGGCTTGGCTCCGCCAGCAAACGCTGTGTCAAGTACATTACAATACGCTCCGTTATCAATGAACGGAATCATTGGTGCTGCATGCCGAGATACCATCTCAACCGCATCTGGTGCAGTCAAATTCTGTCTGACTGTATAAATCTGGTTTCCAGCATAGGTCGGGGAAATCGTCCCATCTATCACCGTGCGATGTGCCATGTTCAAAGCGGATTCGGCATATATGTAACGGGTTGCGTTGGCATTTGCAACGCCATTAATGTTACTGACCGAATACTCGTCGATGCACTTCCACGTTCCCGCGGCCGTGACCATCGCCATTGCGCCCGTCTGCACTAGATTATTGGTGCCCTTCACATAGACATTTCGCAAGTACATTGTGTGCCCTGGATTCGGGAACGCTGCACCTGTTCCTGCCGTCTCAATCACCGAGTCAATCATGACTGCGGTGCCACTATTGGTATAGGGTGTATAGTTGCCAGTCCAATCAAAGATCTTGGCGATCGATTCCGACTTGACAATGTGGCAACCGACAAATACCTGCGGGGTATAGTCGTCAACCGCAATAGGCACGTTGGTTTGTCCATACAACTTCAAACCAACCACACAAGTTCCACTGGACACAGGGGCTGTATTGATTTGCCGGTAATAGATCCCGTACTGTCCCCCCTGTACTTCGATGTTGGCCGCGCCCTGAGTACCGCCTGTGCCATGTAGTCCCGCAAATGAGTCGGTGGCGATAACCTTGATGAAACTCATGTGCGCATCTTGGCAAGTGGACCACGTTATTCCAATTGCACCGGGATTATGGTTCGTGTCAACGATGACCGAACGCATCCTATTCCCAAACCCAGTCCCGAGTGAATCTAAGTAATACTGCGGGATAGCATACGGATGCGAGGGCAATGCATCACGCACCGCATTCACAGCACCCGCATCAAGCTCGTTTATCTTGAACGCTCTCTCGCATATAACAGGACGAGGTGACGAAGTGTTCTGGAACAACGCATTAGCAAGAGACAGTTTCAACACTGGTGGGTCATTGCTATTTCCATAGATAGCATGCATCCGAGAGTCAACACTGACATCAGTCTTCGTGCTATTCCAATAGTCACACGAATACAACCTGATCGTGTCCATGATCTTGTATTCGCCGGACGGAATGTAGAGAGAACGGTAGTTGTTAAAGGCGTAGTCGATAGCGGCTTGCAGTCCTGCTGTCGAATCGTTCTGTCCGCTCGGATCCACATTGTAGTACGGACTAACAAGGACCTCAAAGCCTGCCGCCCTTAATTCGTCTACAGTGGGAGTCGTGCCGGCGAGTGCCACCGTAACCGTACAATCGTGGTCTGCGGTCAAGAAGCCCGAGTCTGTTACACGGACCCGAATCGGCCCGCTCGGCGCTCCATTCAGTACGGTTAACATTCCAGTCGTTTCGTGAATGGAATAACCCGTCGCTGGCTTTATAAGCAACGAATACCGCAGCTCATCCCAGGGCTGCGGATCGCTGGCTTTCGCGCCAAAATCATACGTCCCGCCGCTCGCAGGAAACCCGAGAGCGGCGGGAGTATCGACGGCCCACGCTGGCGACTGATTGATTACGGGTGTATTAGGAGCCGCGAAAAAATACGCCACCAGTCAGCTGGATGTCCGAGCCGTCTGGAGTTACGACAGCATCGAACAGAGTCAGCGGAACAACGTTCGCGTCCGTGCCGCCTGTCGTATCGCTATCGTAGCACACACAGATCTTCGAGATCGCATTGCCCGTCGCTGCAGACCACGTTACCGTCGGCAGACTCACATCAAACCGATCGTTCGTGTCGTCCGGTGCCGGCAGGGCCGCTAACTCTGTATCCGTCAGAGTTTTCCGCCCCATCGTGGTTTGCTCGTTTGTCGTGCCCGAGAGCACATCTGAAAGCGTATCCTTATCGACCAGAGTCGCATCAGCCTCAAGGCCGCTCGTCTCGATCGGCACAAGGATCAACGCCGCGTTCGCAGGGTCGTTCCCTTTGACTCGGTTGTAATACTCAACTACTCGCCCCTTTGCGATGTTGAAAACGATGTTTGCCATGTTAGCCGTCCTCTTCTATGCCAGTCAACGTGAAAGAAAGATCGCCATTTGTACTCCGAACCCGCACAACATCCGACTGCTTTACAGTGAAAGCGGAGGAGGAAAGCGAGTCGTTCGCCCCGATAACCATATCGTAGGCAAGGTAATGTTTACTTTCGATAGCCGCACCTCCAGGGGAAACAGCGATCCGAAACATATCGATATCCCCTCGATTGCACACAATCATTCTCACGGTGGCGTGTCGATTGCTCGGCCCCGTGTAGAGTGTGGACAAAACGGCCCCGTTCGGCGCCGCCTGCCCAAGAATCCCATGCATGCTACTCACCGAGGAAAAACTCCAATGAGCGAATGTCGTTATTAAACCCGGCCTCGATCAGGTTCCACTTACCATTACGGTAGATATACGTTCCATGTCCACGACCAGGATCCCAGTTCGTTCCATCCGCAACTCGAATCTCTCCTTCCGTCGGCTTTCCCGGCGCAACTGTCGTGGCGATAAGCCGCACACTATCTCCTCCCCGCTCCAGTGCCTCTGAGATACGTCTCAGTTCATTCTGTAGCCAGTTCAGATCAACAGCACTAGGTGCTACACCTGGATAGTATTGCATCAGTACATCCCTATCTCATTAACGACCAAATCGTATCGTTTGAGTCTCCAAGGAAAATCGTCTGTCGCGGTGAACTTCACTCCAAGCATTCGGCCCACAACGTGACAGTCAATCTTCTGATGCACACCAATGGTGAAGGGGTACGGCCCGTGCCACTCTGGAGAGGCCATTTGGTCATACGCAGTCGAAATCCAAATATCAATCGAAGAACCAACCGGCCCCTCGACTAAAGGACGAACCTGCTTGACCAACTTAACCGTATCAGGCTTATCAAAGCGAATGTTGTCTCGCAGAACATAAGACTCATACGGCGAAGTGTCAGCAAGATTTCCGACTGAAAAGGCATATATCTTCGTGTTTTGTGGAGATGCAACCAGTGCCGTTGTCACAGCATTAGTCGATAGATTCTGCTCCCAGGACAGCGCCGTGCCGGGCCAGTTCTCCGTAATTGTCGACCAAGTCTTTCCTCCTTCATAGTTAACGCTTCCAGTGCAAGCATGCGTCACACCTGGAAGCTCTTTCACGCCCCAAGTGTTGTACTTCCAATTCCACACCAAGGCTAGGGTACAGAGCGAATCGCCTTGCTGCGGGAAGCAGACATACATCTCGTTGGTGAGCGGCAAGGCCATAGTAAAGGCACGATCGCGATAATCTGAATCAAGTTGGCGGAAGAGCCATTTGCGATTTCGCGCATCGATCACACTCTCTGGTGCACCACCCTGGTGAATGTATACGTCGCCGGAACCGAGAACGAAGTGGCCGCCGGGGAACTCCGTGACGCAGTTCACCGCCAAGGCGCCACCATAAAGTCCAGAAATCTTCTGAAAGCGGAAGATAAAAGGCGTGCCAATGTATTGGATAGCGTAATAACCGCTCCGTTTATACGCGATAAACTGCTCCCCCAATGATAGTCCGTCGACCAATTCAGTCTGGTCGTCTGCCAAGTCATATTCCCCGGCGTCTTTCGTCGTGTCCGTAACATCCCAAGTAGACGGGAGAGTGCCAGGTTCGGCATGGTGGCTCCACTTCACAAGGTGTGGATAGTTGGTCGTGTCTTTGGTGATGTTTAGAGCGAGTAGGTAATTACGAAAAGGCCGCAAGATCTTACAACGGTAATTTGCGGGCCAGTTCGAAAGGTCCGCCGCACGCCCATTTCCAGTCCAATACTGCGGAATATCCTCTCCATTATTCAGCACCACAATCCCAGACAACACACCACTATTCCACTTATCGAGCACATCTTCCGAATAGTCGACATCAACACCGCCCGTCTGCCGTGTGATATTGCTGTGGATAAAGGTCGAATCAACAGCATAGATCTTGCCTAGCCCGGCATACACCCACATGTTGCCATAGGCGGACAGGAAATTCACGAGATGGTAGGGTGGAATCAGAGGGGTTCCATACGCGGCCGCGTGACCTAAGACCTTCTCCGCAAAGCCCTCACGAAACACGAAGTTCTTTGCTTGCGACCACGCATTAGGGAGCATCTCCTGAGGATAGATATCCTGGATTAGCCCCGTCTCTCCACAGTTGTCGACCGAAACTACTGGCATCACAGTACCTGATAGGTGATGTGTGAAGGACGCAATCCCTTCGTTGTAGCTGTCGTCGTGAATCCGGCACCGCTGGTCCTATAGAGGTTGAAGTAGTCTCCACCAATGACAGGATAGAGCAGAATGGGCTCTTGTGTTCCAGCATTCCAGCCATATGCCAGAATATATCCCGAGATGGAGGTAGCCTGAAGCGCAGCGGGAATTCCATCAAGAACCAGAGTCCCCGTAGTATTGGTCGTTGACAATTCAGGAATCGTCAACGTTACCACTCCATTGACCTTTTTCCAATATATCGTCGCCGACGCAAGATCCGGCCCGTTGTTCGCATACCGCAGATAGCCCGTGAACGATCCACTCGATCCAACCTGAGCAGCAATCAATGCATCGACTTCAGATTCCGTGTAGTAGCGGGTGTCGTGCGTGTGGGAAATATCCGAGTAGACGCCCGTATGCGTGTGTGCGCTGGCCGCATAGACGCCCGTGTGCAGGTGTGAGGTCAGCGAGTAGTTTGATGGTGTAAGGTTTCCGGCATGCCACACAGCACTACCGGCAATATTCATTCCACCAGCATTTACTGTCCCGCTAAAGGACCAGTTGCCTGTGATCGTCTCATTCGCCGCAAGGCGTGGAAAAACCGCACCATCTGCAATCTGTGTTTCAGGAATGGAGGATGCAGTATCTAGCACCCCATTCCCATTCACGGTCGGCCGCGTCGTGAAGTTCCATGAGCCTGGAATTACTTCCGTCGAACCGAGGCGCGGAAAGATTCCACCATCCGCAATCTCCGTCTCAGCATGCGTGTGGGACGAAGCGGCCTTTGCATTGAGCTGCGTCTGAATCGCACTAGTCACTCCATCAACAAAGCTCAACTCCGTGTGCGTCGCCGTTACCGCGCCCGTGATGTTCGGGAAGGTCGCCTTGATCGTCGACTTGAGCAAACGAAGGTGATCATCTCCCGCAGAGATCGGGTCTGATGCCGTGGGGTTCGCCGAGTTTAGCCCGTTGATGTATGTTGCGGTTTCCAGACTCATGTCAATCCTCCAGCATTACGTAGTTCTGGTCGGCGTCGATTCGAGCCTGATCCGCTTTCAACATCTTCGCAAATTCCTTATTGTAAGTCATCTGGAAGAGTTGCATCGCCTCTGGATCGCGTAGATATAGAGCGATGTTGATGCCGGCCTGCGCCATGAGAAGTTCAGGTGCGTACTTTGTCCAGACATTAGTCGAGCCGGACGTGATCTGCCCCGTCGTTGGCGAGGCAGTTAGCGTTTCAGCGTGTGTGTAATAGTACGCGACGTAGCGGCGAGTTACAGATTGCGTGGGCCACACATTGATATCAGAAAAGCCCGTGACGCAATAATGCGTAGGGTAGGTATCGGCATCTCCCCGATTCGTTTCCTCCCACGACTGCTTCTCTAAGAACGCACTCCAATTCGCAACCTGAACAAGAGGAATGGACCACGGCGCCGTCATGTTTGGCCACAAAGCTTCTTGTTCCGTATCCACAACCCCTAAACCCGTTCGATCGTCAAGTCGGATATAGTCTTGGTCGATCTCTGTATTAGCGGTGAAGTAGTCATGAACACCCACTTTCTCAAAATCGAACCAACCAAGAAGAAAACTTGGCAGAAACGCGTTCCGCTCGAGGGCCGCCTGTGCGTTTTTCAGCTCAAGGAAAATGTACTGATCGATCAACGTGTCTTGGTGACGCGAGAGTCGATACTTGAGCATCTGAACACAATCGTAGGCTGAGGCCATTTACTTCATCCCACAGTCCATTCCGACAAGTATAAGGTTAAACGGCGCGGCCGCATACGTCAAATCAAGCGCTCCGTTCAAGATCAATCCCGAGTTGGATCAATGCAGGCGAGTAGGGCTGGTCGCCGTTCTCGTGCTGGATGATCGCACCGATAAGGGGCACGAGAAGTTTGGGCACATCGCAAGGCCGATAGGGATCCGCTTTACACGCTTTCGCGACGGCTTTGATGTAGGCTTCTGTGTCGTTTTCATGGGGAGGTGCCCACTCCGAAATAAGCGAGGCAATTGTGTTCTGTCCCTCACGCCAATCTCCCAACAGTATCCGAGCAATCGCTCTAATTCCCCACTCTGGTGCGTTAAAGGTGATGAAGCGGCTGTCGGGCTGCTCCACGGCCATGCCCTTCCACCGAACGCTAGTCCGCTCGATGTTGCCCGGATTGTTATTGCGAAGTCCTCTTGAAATCATCTCTCACCATTCATGTGTGCGTCAAGTTTTGATTCAAACCTTGCGAGACTATCTCGCACTTCTCTCCACCTTTCCCCTGAATCTTGACGGAGTTGCATCATTTGTGCCTCTAGAACAGCGACGCGGCGTTCCGCCCCCGGCGTAATCTCTCTCTGTTGGAGAAGCATAAGAGCGTCTGTATTTGTATCAACCTTCTGCATCAAAGCCCCATAAGAGAAGGCAATGATGATAAAGTTGACACATATTCCTATAACAAGCGTGACAAGGTTACTAGAACTGAGAAAGGATGGCTTCCTTCGTTCCATTGCTAGTTCGTTAACTTCTTCCTCAAACTCCTCTTTGTTCACTATTCTCCCCACCTAAAAGAGGAGCGGGTTACTCATCATAACCCGCCCCAATCTCACCGCTCGCCCGACTAAGCCTTATGCCACGCCGGTGAAGTTACCATGATACCCCATGGTCTTGCTTCCTCCGCGGAACTCGGGGCCGCCTTCCGTCAACCACTGACCCTTCTTCGAGTCCTGTCCAGGAGTCTGGATGTTGTCCTCGAACATCGTATCGGTGATGTACCGCCACCGAATCGACGAAGGATCGATGATAAAGGCACTGTTGCGATAGATCGAATGCCTGTTCATCAGCGGGTGCGTCTTGAGGAAGAACGTACCCTGCGGCATAACCATCTTGTTCAGCTCCATGCCGAACGACTTGATCGTACCCTGGAACTGAATGGTGCCGTACTGCTTCGCGAGCAGATTCAGCGTATTCAGATAGCCATTTCCGCAGAACAGAATGCGCTCATCCCCGGCCGGACTATCCCAGTCAAACACCATCGTCGAGGCCGTCAGGTAGTCTGTCAGACTCGTCGTGCCGTCAAAGATCGTGGTGTTCGCCACCGGGATAAAGTCGCGCAGGCCGCCGAAAGATCGCATCGGCTTACCATTCGAACCTGTTCCTTCATAGCGCTGGCCAAACATCAGGGCCAGCTCGATGTCACGCGAATGGTCGAAGATCTTCCTCTTCTTGTCATTCGCGAGCACATCGCCCGTGCGTGCCTTCGTCTTCGTCGCAGTACGAGTTGCCTCGTAAGCCGACTTGAAGATCTGGCAATAGTTGTAGTATTTGATCGGGTTGCGAGTCGTTGCGTCCGGCGCCGTGCTGCCTTCCGCATAGAGTGACCCAATCTTCAGGAACCACGAATCGTCTGCGATCGATGCAGCCGAAGTACCGCACGCCCCACGAGTAATCGTGAATTCCGTCGCACTTACAACGGTCGCCACACGAACGATTTCCGCCACCTGGTCGGCCGGTTCAGTCGGGTCTTCCACAAGCAGAAGATCACCCGGCTTCAGGTGCGTTGCGTTGCCCCACGCCACATCCGTCGTCGCACTCGGATCGGCCGAGTCAACGATTACGGTGGTGTCCGAACTATTCATGGCCGTCGCGTCGTTCAGTTGTAGACGAACCAGATCGTTCG